GTCGCCAGGATTTGGGTTATCAATTTTATATAACTGCGCTTTGGTTACGGCATCATAAACCCAGACAATACCACCACGAGTACTTGTCCCCACCGGAAACATTTCCCCAGCAATCGCGATATATTTTGCGTTTAAATCGACACTGCTGCCAAAGTAATTAGATGGATCTGCCACGCCGAGTGCAGTATTATCGAATGTGTGGATAAGTTGTCCGCTCGATTTACTGAATAGGTGAGCAGCACCTGCTTCACCGATGAGGGTATTGTCCCCATCGATTGCAATTCTTGTCGCTTCGAGTTGGGTTGATGGAATATGGTAGTGACTTCCAAAATACGAACCGCCGACGGGACTAACGAAAGTACTACCTTCAAGAAACGATTCATTGAATGTAATCGGAAACGCAGAATCCTGCGCGGATAATTCAATCGGATATACCGTGACATTAATCGGAACTTCAATCGTTTTCTTTATGTTTGAAAAATAAGCATCGGCAACGGTATATTCGAAATATTCTGTTCCGACAAAATTTGAGTCTGGTTGATAATCAACTACACCGGAATTGAATACAAATGTACCGTTAACAATGCCATCGGAATCGAGAACAAAAGTCAAATCGGCGTTACTTGATATGCTGGCACTGGTAGTTAGATCTAACTGCGTCGAAGTTGGACTGTTCGTGTAGACCGATAACACGCTTGGTGGTGCAGTCAGTGTATAGTTGATATCGATATTGCCAGTTGACTTAACTTCAAACGGTTGCCCCTTATCAGCATAAAGTGCAAATCGCATCGAACTTCCACTCCAACTTGAGTCCAGTGTAAATAGTGGAGTAATTGAAGTTGGGTTTGTAAATATTACTGGTGAATCGCCAGAGTCGAGTTCCCAAGATATGTTTCTATAAACCAATGCCTCCGCAGGTGTCGCTATACCAAGAAGTGGATATAACCCAGCAGAATCTAGTAAGTCGAATGCAGAATCTTCCACATAAAGCGAAACTGGATATGGAGTAACTCGAATCTCAAAGTTGGCAGTTGCTGATCGTTCGCTATATGCCTGATCCGTGACTGTATATTTAAAATATTCAGATCCGACAAAGTTTGTGGTGGGTTGATATCTAAGATCCGGAAAGGAGTCTATATCGAACACACCGTTGACAATGCCGTCCGAATCTAATTGAAGTATAACTGGTGCGCCAGAGGTAGTCGATGCAACTGTTCTTAAATCAAACCCCTCAATATACGGTGTATTGGTATACACTTCCCATGGTCCAGCACCGGCATCAACGCGAAAATATACTCTGGGAGGAGTGTCATCAATCTCAACCAAGTCAGGAGTGGTGTTACGAGAAATGGCACCAGCACCTGATCCATGAATGAACGATCCTGCTCCTACTCTGGATAGAAGTGGCGTATTGTTAATCTTCTTTTTATCGACCACCGGTTAAGTTGCCTCGATATGTATATTTTGATATAAAATAGATTCATCCAGATAATCAAATATGTCCACGTCGGCAATTTTAATAATAGAACTCGGTGCTCCAAGTTTCTTGTACAGATTGATCTTCATTTCAAAGTCGAGATTGTATATGATAGTTCTTCGCTGATCAAGTGCGCCCTCGTAGTCATCCGATGGTGTCAGACCGGTCAAACGTATTTGCTGATCTTCTAATATATCAGGAAAGTCTGCCAATGGAGTTACTGTTACGGTGTAATGCGGAGCAAAGTAAGGCAAGATTTGTTCTACTATTTGCAGCGCATCATCTTGCGTTTTAGCGTATAAATTTAATTGAAACTGAATATTGTACGGAATGGGTGCATATATGCTCTGAGACGTCGTCTCGTTCGCCACACGGACTTTTTTATTTGTCAACGGTAATTGACGCGCTGCATCGTAATTCATCGAAAGGATTTCAAAAGAAAGTCGAGGCAACTTGATTGCTATCTGTCGCTCATATGCTTCGCCGTCTTCCATTTGAGTTATGCGATCAATAAAACTTCTCTTAGGACCATAACTTAATGGGACTTTGATCTGACTCATGACTTCGCCAGCAGCATTTTTTCGTACAATGTTGATATCGTCGAACAACGACCCAAAGACTGCCACTGAGCGCCTTACATGTTGATTATAATACCAGTCTCCAAACACGCTTTAATTCCTCTGAATAATCTTTATTTATAATGCTTGACTTTGACTCAATAAAGCGATATAATAAAGCTTCTAGAGTGTGCTAGGATAACATATAAAATTTATGAAGGATCTCCGAAGGGATTGCTTTCAGTAAAATCAATAAACGAATTACCGATCTCATTTAGATCATCATTCATCGCCCCAAGTTGTAACTCTTCATCAATTTCAGTCGGAGTTCCAGTTACTCCAGAACTTGTTCCAACTACAGAAGCAATAGTAGTGAATTCATGATATTGACCATCGTCTGATCCAAAGTGAGCAACATAAAGAATCTTATTTACGCCGTCCCAATCAACAACCTCTCCTTTCAAAGTATAACCTACATTTGCTTGAGTGACTTCCTCACCAATCTCAAACGTACCCGATACAGTTGCAAATGTAATTTTTTGTTGATACGCGGATACTACTTCAACTCGATCCAAATCGTCAATGCCCGTATCAAAGTCCTCATCACTATATTCAAACAGTTCACAGCGCAATCTAAATGTTGGCAGATTCTTCAATTGATAGAATGGAGATTCGTCTTCAACTTTGGCGATCTGGAAAATAGAATTCGACAAAGGTAAATAAATTAAATCACCCTCGCGAGGACGATAGAATGGTTTACCGTCAGCAGTTTCGTTCTCTGCCACGACAGTATTCCACCTGCGTCTTGAAATAACGAATGTGGCGGCATCGCGAATCTCAACGCCAAACTTTTGAAATAGATCTCCCTCGCCATCAAACCCTTCTGCGTTCTCAATATACATTTCGACTTTATATGCATTCGAAAATCGTGAAGGGATATCGTCAACGAATATCCTATCGAGTGCGACAATCTCCCTCGGACAATAATATACATCCTGCCCCATTGCCTTAATAGATTCGATTATCAAATCTTCATAAAGTAATTGTTCGGATTTTCTACCTTGAGAAAAATATGGGTTAGTGCTCATTTACTTTATCCTATTTGGAAGTCAATAGGAAGTTCTTGTTCAAGTCGAAGTTTTTCTTCAAGTTGAACTAACTCTTGAGTTGCTTCTTCATAGAGTTGTCGTCCATTAACAGTTACGCCACCAGGTAATTGAATGCCATCAAATTTAAGCATATTCAATCCCCACTGTTGTTTGATTGAAGCAGTTGCATAATTTTTAATGAACATATCATTATAAATGCTACCGTGAAGATCCGGATCAATTACCTGATATATTTCGATAGCAAGATAATCTCCTGCTTGAATATCGCCGTTCTGCCATTCGCCATAGATGTACAGTCGGTCTTGATGACGAGAGAAATTGGTTTGAGGAGTACCGGTGAGTTGCATATCAATCATACCAAGATATTGTTCCATCTGGTAGAAGTATGCCATGTCGCCTGCCCATGAGATAAAATCGCCCATATTATTTAACATCATTTGATACTTGACATTAAACATCCCAGTAGAAACATCTGAAATTCCTGTCAGCGGAAAAAGGCGACTGACGAAAACGACATCAGCAGGAATCGGAACATATCCGTTTGTTACGTCTTCCGGAGTAACGAGGTGTTTCATATAGGTGCGCAATGTCGAATCGCTATGATATTCTCTATACATCTGAAGAGTATCGTCGATCTTATCTTCAACTTGATCGACATCGATATTCACTTCAACAACAGGTTCGCCCAATCGTCGCAAGCAAAATTCGATTAACTGTTGTCTGGTTGATGGTAACGCCATTTGAATACTTCCTGCTTTTAGAGTTATTTATATGCTTAGAATAACAACATTATTCCAAGAAGAATTCAGCACGATTATGGTTCTAGTGCCGTGATCCTTGCATCTAGTGCTGCGATCAATGCGTATAACTCTGCGGTATTTGCATTAATCTTAATACCAGCAACACGCAGCGTATCGCCAAGACCATCGTTGGCATTTTCGCCAACAGAGATTGTTTGTTCTGCCATTTTAATTTACCTGCTATTATTTTAAATATTTATAAAACCAATCTACCACTTTACTTTATCAGCCCAATATGCCGCAGACATTTTGCCCTTGGCGATATTTTTTCCATGTCGTGCCTTAAAAGACTTTCTCTTTGCTTTCATTTTATCCGACTCACCCTTTTTAGGTTCGCCAGCAGTCGACGCGCCTTGCTCACCAAAACGAATAGTTTTGATTTTATCGCCTTCCTTGGCGACAACAATATGACTCTTTTTTGGATGACTTGGGGTTCTTTTCGCCTTATTAAATCCTTCAACGCCAGCATTAGATAACCGTGAATCCTTTTCTTTTTCGGTTATGATGTCAACGCCTATCTGCTGGGTGCTATTCAACGACTCGTTCTTTAATTTTGCTGCAACCTTCTTCCGCACTTCAGGAGATAATTCCTTATAATGGTACAGGGCAACGCTATCTTTGTCATGCACTTTACCCGACATAACTTTACCTTCGTATGAATGTTGGTCGCCCATCCACTCTTTACCGTCAACTGTGTAATGACCTTCTGATTTCCAAGATGCTGCTTCATTGATGAATTGTTTAAATTTTTTCATATCATTTATCTCGTGACCGACGGATTTATGTATATATTGCCTTCAAGGATACGCTCGATAATTGTTGTATCGCTGTCTAGAAATGATGCTTCAACATCA